TCAACAGAGGACGCATCCGAAATAGCTCTCTCAAAATTCATGTGTTGCGGAGAACGAAACACAGAATCGTCGCCTAAGACCTTTAGACTCAGAACTGGCAGGGATTGATTCTTCGCCAGGTAGAGTATGAGAACATGATTTGCAATCGAGTCGATCAACTGCGTAAACCATGACCCGGACGGTACACCCGTGGATTTACGGAACAGCCTTCCATCAGGCATGAGGATTGGGGTATTTATAAAATACCATTTCATTCCATCCCAAACATTTTTCCATTTCTGTCTGGTTTTTCTTGAAAAGGCAATACCACCATAATCTTCAAAATTAATGTTGTCCTTGGCGATCTCAAATGCTACATGGATCAACCAGGGAGGCAACCCTGTGTCAAATGCTGAAAAGTCGATACCATGGAGGATCTCTCCTTCCCTCCGACCGACTAACCATTCGGTGTACAAACGTTGGGAGCTCTTACCGAGGAGTAAGGGGCTATTAGGCATAGATGCGTACTGTTCATACAGCATCGGAGCATACTTGCCCTCAATAACTAAAACCTCAGCAGGGTAAACCCAAACGAGACGGGTTTTCACCTCGTCGATGCTAGACAAGTGTCCACGTTGTCCAGCGAGGCAAGGGGGAAACCGCACCTTGCGGGGATCAAAACGAGTTTCGCTGCAATATTTCATCTTGTGCTGCAGTTTTCTTGCTGCGTCGTAAATTTGAGGCATAACTTGTCCCTTCTTTTTACCAGGGAACGTGAAACCAGCGGACGTATCTGTTCTAAAATACTGTCCAACTTCCTCAAGATCATGAGGTTGACACTTAACAGGTAACTTAAACCTTGTCCGTGTCTCTGAAATGGCTTCAATCATACACTTACGCTGCACAGGAGACAATTGCCTGAATGTCCTAACGGGCTTATCATACTTATAAAGAGACTTGTACATCCCTTCAGTCTGTTCGCCACGTCGTGTCCATCCACGAATACTCTCGTACTGATCGCGGTCAAATATTTTTAAGGTCTCTCTGACAAAAGGATCTGTGTTACCAGGTGGACTATAAACTGAATAGCCTGCAAACCTGCCAACTTCCTTAAGACCGGTCCCGATGTGTGTGGGAGTGAACTGCAATTTCTTAGTTGTGCGCTTAGATGGTGCAGTCCGCGCAGAAGTTTCGGGGTATACACCCTCCAAAACATTCGCCTCCGAAAAGTCATCAATAATCTCGGTAGATTCCATTGACGTTTGAAGTAGGATAAG